CTCTAAGTGAGACTTATAATCAGCTTCACACCAATCAGGTATGTTATCAATCGTATAAGATTGATTGTATGTACAAGCGGTATGTACTGCAAAGTAATATAAGCCTTCTTCAGTTATTGGTTTTGGATTTGCAAACTTAAGTAAGCCTCGCTCCATGTCTTTACCTTGATAGTTAAGGTAAGACTCTCTATAATATAGTCTACCACGGTAGTCGGTGTCTATATACTGAAAGAATATTTTATCTTTCAAAGCTTCAGCCTTTTGAATCGTCATATTGTAAGCATCAAACTTACTACGATTCTTTAATAAAACAAGTTTAGCATTCCAATGAGTAGCAGCTTGATCGTATTTAGCTTGTGCTCTAACCAATGGTTTCTTGTTAGGTTTATTACGCAACTTATTAGTTAATCTTCTAAGCTCTCCGTAATATCGTTTCTCTAAAGACTTATTACCTAACTCAGGCTTGAAGACAACTCCATTCCAATATAAGTCTTTACCTTCCAACTCCTCATTATTACCAAAGATACAGTAACGATAGTTCTTACCGGTCTCATCAGCTACCTTAAGAGTTTCAGTTACAAACTTGCGCTTGTTCTTTTGCACTGCTTCTAATATGTCGGTGTCTACAGTCCAAGCAGTACGTTGTAGTTTATTTATTGCATCTATAAATGGTTCATTTAATAGCTGCTTAAAGTCTTCTGACTTATCGTAACCCCAATGTTTAATCACTGGGTATCCATTAGCTTGAAATAAGTTATAGATCTTTTTAATTTTTGTGAATGAAGTATTCTGAATTAACTCATTAACTACATCATCGGGTAAGGATCCTATTTGTAACCATTTCTCAGAAGTTTCTATCATATAAGGAGCTCTACTAAATGGTTTCTTTCCTATTGGATTAGCTTCCCATTTCATTTGAGCTTCAGTAGGAGCTCGGAATATTTTAATATATCCGCACTCATAGAAAGCTTCTAAGATTAGGTCGCCGACTGTTACGTCGGCTCTGAATCCTAATTCTACTCCCTTCTGAAGCAACACGTTCTTACCTATAGCAACCGAAGCTGCTGTAAGTTTACATGTTGCTGACTCAGAAGTTGAGGTCTTTGTAAAGTGGTATTGTAAAATTGTTAACGCATCATATACAATTCTCTTTGGGTCCAGTTTGTGCTCGTTCACCAGCCTTACTGCCCACCTCTGAGGTGTACTGATAATTTTCTGTTCTAAATACTCTATTACATTCTGCATTTTTTCTCCTAGTTTTGCGGAATGGGTTCTGTATAACATTAAACAGATCTGACCCACGCCTTAAGCAACATTTAATTTCATGGGATTCTACTACAGTAGCTTCTTTGTCGGTCATCTGACCTCCTTTGATTACTACTATATCTTGTATCCTATGAGTAACTAGTTTATCTATTAACCATACATGATGGTCATAGCTGCGGTTAGTTATTTGATAAGCTCTATGTAAAGTACCTTTACCAACGTATATTACGCTATCACTTTCAGGATCTTTATGAAAGTAAACACAATACATATCTTCAGGGTACTTTACAACTTCATTAGTGTTTTCTCTAATCTCTATGTTGCGCAACTTCTACTCCATTATCTTGTAGTAAATGTAATGCATCAATCTGTGGTATTCTTTTACCGTTGATCCAAGATTCATACAGTTTTTCATATACTACTCTCTTTATTCCAGATTGTAGTATAAGTTTAGTACAATCTTTACAAGGTGAGTGCGTTAAGTATAGCGTTGCACCAAGAGAAGAAGAAGTTGAAGCAGATAATTTAGCTATTGCATTTGTTTCAGCATGAACTAACTCCCACTTTGTGTTGCCTTTAGCATCACGAGTAGCGTTATTCATACCATGCGGAGTGCCATTCCAGCCATAACTAAGTATCGTATTGCCTTTAGCTATCACTGCTCCAACTTTATAGAGTTTATCTCGAGATCTTTTACTAATTATGTAAGCAATCTCGAGATACATTAAATCATCTTTAGATAATGTCAAACCCTGATTCTCCTTTCTGTAATCTACCAGTATTAGTATTGTATATACTAACTCCAGCTGGTCCGGTTAAACCTGTAAACCTAGATTTAAGTACAGTAAAAGCAATCTTGTTACGTTCATCAACTGATTCAGCTACAAGATTTCTTGAGAAAGCTATAATATCAAATGATATTTGTTTGATACTACCACTACCTTTGATATCATCAATGGAAGCCATGTTGCCTTCTTCAAATGCTTTACCATCTCCTGCTTTACGTAGATGGCTTACAATACCTAGCCATATGTTATGCTTCTTAACTATCTTAAGTAGATCAGACATAACCTTATCGACTGCTGCATTACCTGTTAGGCCATCGTTACCTTCAGACACAGCAATAGTTATATGATCTAAGAATAGATACTTGCATCCCATAAGAGCCATGTACTCTATCTTATCTATTAAAGAACTATCTTCAACAGAACCTTGGTGGTCTAATAAGACAAGGCGTTCGTCTTTAAATACTTTATCAAAGCCTTCTCTCATTTCAGGTTTAGATACAGGAAGATCTCCACCGATTCTCTTATTAATACTCATACCAATAAGTTTCTCAGCAGTATCACCTACACTTTCTTCAAGAGATATGAGGCCGGTTCTTTCTTTAGTAGTAGAAAGTAAGTGCCATATAATCTCTTTAATTACGGTAGATTTACCTGAACCTGTACCACTAGTAAACAAGGTTATCTCTCCATGTCTCATGCCTTTCAGTTTATCATTGAGACCGGTTAAACAATCAGGATAAGGGATAGACTGAGTTGTCTGTCTTTCCATAAACTTATCCCATACCTTTTCACCAGTTAGAATACCTGCAGGATTATATCGTTGAGCATTCCATACGGCTTGAGCTATAGCTCTTGCGCCTTTGGTTTTAAAGAGATCACTAGCATCCTTCTCTTCAACGTTAACAACTTTAACCTTATCAAATCCAACGATTTTACTAGCTTGAGTTATAGCTTTCTTACCGGCTTCATCATTATCAAACCATAATACTACAGTATCAAAGCGTCTAAGCCAATCGCGTTGTTCTAATAGTAGGTTTAACTGATTAGCAGAAGGTATTGATACTACAGGATAAATTGTGTTAGCAGTATCTAACCAAGCTTGAGCAACAGAAAGAGCGTCGAGTTCTCCTTCAGTTACTACTAACATTTTACCACCATTGAAAGCTGATTGACCGAAAAGTTTATTAGGTTTTCCTATCACTCTAAACTCTTTAGGTAATACTCTGATTTTATAGCAGTCTTTACCGTAAGGATAGAAGTGAGCAGGCTTATCACCATATTGATGGGTCTTTACACCAAACCAGCTAGTTACATTCGCCGAAATAAGACGATCATCAATACCATTACAAGGATAGTTATCAATATCGGCGATTTCAGGTTGCTCATTAAATCTATTAGTATTAAAATCGGTACTGGTTCCATTACTCTTTACTCCTTCTGAATTACTTTCTGTGTACTTGTTACATGCGAAACAATAAGTATGCTCATCACTTGGATCATACATTAATCCATCTGAGCTACCACAATCTGGGCATTCATATCTACTATTGTCTATTAATTTCTTCAACATTTATCTCCAATCTTTCTTCGCCTTTCTTTACAAGGTTTTTGTAAGCGGCGATCTCATAACAATGTTTATCATTCCAATCGAAAACTTTTTGAACTGCATCTAATGTCGGTTTAAGTACGTTATCTAAATCAGATGCTCGGTTACTAAAGAATACATTAAAGGTTATCTTGATGTCGGCAGTCTTTTCAAACTGCCAACTCATTTCATTCGTTGCTTCTATGAATCTCTCAAGAAACTCCTTGTACTCCTTCGTTGGATACGTCTGCGTGAAGTTCCTTCCGTCCTTCGTCCGTATTGCTCGTATCCCTTCCATTCGGTTTGCTGACATTGGTTTTCCTGGTATAACGATCTTCATAATTCCACTCCTCTAAATCCCAAGTTCGTTTCATATAGATGAGGTTACCAATCATAGTAAGCTGTTTTTCCCAGCCTCTACCATATAGTCTTTTCCATTCATCTATTACTACGTCCATACGATTATCATATGTTGTACCGGCTAAAGCTTTCTCAGCAGTCTTAATGCCATATCCTCTTTTAATTTTAGGTATGTCATCACCGGAATCTCCAATAAGAAGTTGGATACAGAAATTCATATCAGCTTGTTCGTCATCAACGAAGTACACTTCCTTCTTATTATAATTATAATGGTTACCCGCTACTTGATTTATGTCTTTATCAATATGCGCAATAACAAAATCTTCATCAGCTGCTCGTGCTTCATCAGCCCATATAGAAACAAGGTCGTCTGCTTCCATACCATCAGCAGGAACTGCTTGCCATTTGTCTGCTAGATATTCATATGCATGGTTAAGTCTATCTTTAAGACCTTGTTCTAACTCAACGTCTTTACGAGACGCTTTGTATCCATCATATAAATCATATCTAAAATTACCTTTACCTTTTATAGCGATATAGGTTTCGTCAGCAAAACAATCAGCAATAGAATCTTCAATTATCTTACGAGTAACTACTCTAGTCTCATGTTTACTGTCTTGAGTACAAGCAGCTTTAAACAGGATACTATCGGCGTCTATAAATAGTTTCATTATTTATCCCTTTATTTTTATCTCGTTTACGATTATACTTTTTCTTATTAGGCACGACTTGCTTAGCCTTTCTATTACGCAGCAAAGCTCGTGCTATGGGATTTATTAAACGAGGAAGTCTCATAGTAAATCTCCGGTTTATTATTGTTTAATAAGGTTACATAGCTTGATAGATATAGAGGTTTCTTGGTGTCTACATCTATAAAGGTAGAGTACTTATACGGATTATAAGTAGCTCTTGTAAGAACTCCATGATACGCATTTGGTTCGGCTATTAAAGTTCCTCTTACAAAAGCATGGACATTCTTCTTACCTTCAGCAAGTACTCTAGCTCTGCCAGCAGGCTGCACAACAAACTGTGCATGCCTAATTCTAACTAGGTTTGAATGAAATATTACTCGGCCCGCATGGCGAACTGAAAAACATCTCTTATGTAGGTTGAAGTATACTTCTACTCTCATATTCATTAGTGTACCTCCGCATATGAGTTACCTATTACGTAATCACCACCATCCATACATTCAACACCAAATAGTTTTGGTGCTTCACGGAAGGATTCTTGTAGGATTTCTCCAACACGGTGAGAATCTTTATCACTTGCTATCCAAGCTTGTTCATCATGGTAGAATATAGCAGGATAAGCATCAAGCTTTTCCTCTTTAATCTTATTCATAGCATAACTTAAAGCTGCTTTACAAGTGATACCT